CAACCGACGATGCAGCCCGGAGTGCGGACGCTTCTCGCGGAGGCTCTGGCTGCGATCAGCGCCTACGGTCAACCCACGCTCTCCTCGGCCTATGTAACGTTGCCAGAGGCTCTCGCATCCGCCGGGGCCGTACCGGACGCCACGATTTTGCCCGGCGCGCGGACGATCATCGCGGAGGCGCTAACGGCTACAGGAGTCACCCCCGAACCGGTCCTCGCGCCTGGGCCTAGAACAACACTGCCGGAAGCGCTCTCTTCTGCGGGGGCTATTTCGGAGCCAACGATAACTCCTGGAGTGCGGATACTCACCACAGAAGCGCTCGCGAGCATTGGGGCCATTTCAGAACCTGTCCTTGCGCCAGGCGTACGGACTGCGTTGCCTGAGGCACTCTCGTCTGCGGATGTCGTGCCCGACCCGTTCCTGGTGCCTGGGCTTCGCACAACACTGCCCGAAGCACTCTCGTCTGCGGGAGTCACTTCACAGCCGACACTCGCCCCTGACGTTAGGACCCTCCTCGCCGAAGCGCTCTCGTCTGCGGGAGTCACTTCACAGCCGATCGTGACTCGCGCCGGGGTGCTGTTGCCCGAAGCGCTTATCTCTGCGTTCGCGGCAGGGGAGCCCACGGCAGTGCCCGGCGTTAGGACCCTCCTCGCTCAAGCGCTCTCATCCGTAGGGGCGATACCGGAGCCGACGCTCTCGCAGTCCTACATCGTGCTTCCGGCCGCAGTGGTCACCTCCGAGGTTCACGGGCAGCCGACCCTTGTGACAATGATGCTTCTGTTGCCACAGGCGATCGCTCCCGGGGTGGCGGGACAACCTACGATCGTGCCGGGAGTGAGAGCGCTTCTTACCGAAGCCATTGTGACCGGAGAGGTGGTCGAGGAGCCAGTGTTGTCGGGAGCGTTCTATCTGCTCCCGGAATCCATTCTCACGGCGTTTGCGGCGGGCCAGCCTCTGCTCGTGCCGGGAGTGAGGACAGTGCTTCCTGGCGCCTTTGACGCAGCCACCGAGCCGAGCCAGCCGACCCTGAGCGGCTCCGTGACACTTCTCGCGTCGGCGTTGGCGTCGGCGTTCGCGGCAGGAGACCCCACACTTCAGCCGCTCTTCGTTCTGCGCCCCGAGGGAACGGCCTTGGCGGGCGCAACGCCGGAACCGGTCATTGTTCCTGGGGTTCGGACTCTACTGCCGGTTGCCATTGAGTCTCTAGAGAACGTGTCTGAGCCGTACTTGGCCGAACTGCTTCAAGTACTGCTCCCGGCGGGCATCGCTCCAGGTTTGATAGGCTCTCATCGTGTGATACTGGTAGATTCGATTGTAGTGGCACGTCCTGGCTGGGATCCAACCGACAGCACCCTCGGCGGACCGACAGTCTCGAGAGTGAGGAGCGTATGAGCGGCGAGATTTTTCCACTTAAGTTTCGCGACACGCGGCCGATTATCGAGGTTGCGCTCGTAGATCCTGATGGAGATGCGCACGACCTCAGCGGCGTGGACGCGGTCTGGCTACATGTCTGGCTTTCGACGGGTGCGAAGTTCTCGCGCGAGATGTATGTGTACGGAGCTGCGCCGAGTGGACTTGTCCGTTACGACTGGGAGACAGCAGATTGGGACACCACGAACGCGAGCGGATATCTCGTCGTGAGCCCGGATTGGACACGGCCGAATGCGGGTTATCATCGCATGGAATATGAGACGATTCGCGGGGGAGAGCGGCTCACCTTCCCCAACGATGGGTACGACGTGCTGCGCGTTGTAATTGACGTGGCACAAGGAGCGTGAGATGACTGACAACCTTCGTTCACTTCGCATGCTTGGTGCGACGGGCGATATTGTAACGAACGAGGGTACAGGTCTGATCACTGTGCCTGTGGTAGCCCTTGTGGAGGGAGTGATCTATCCAGTCAACGCCGACCAGCCAGAGCTCGTCACGGCGGAGGAGCTCGCGCGGGACCCGATGACGTGGGACGGGGTGCCGGTTTTGGTGAATCATCCCGTGGACGCGGACGGCGTGCGCGTCAGCGCGTCGGCGCCCGGCATCTCGGCCAGCTATCAGATCGGCAAGGTCGCGAACCCGCGCATCGTGGACAGGAAGCTGCTGATGGACGCAGTCCTCGATCCGGCAAGAGTAGCGTCGCTCGGGGCGAAGCGACTCCTCGAGCGCGTGCGCGCGGGCGAGAGGCTTGAGGTTAGCGTCGGGGCCTATGTCGAAGCGCCAACTCACGCCGGCTCGTTTCGTGGCCAGCAGTACGGTGCGAAGTGGACGAACATCCGTGGTGATCACCTCGCGATTCTGCCGGACGGAATGAGCGGCGCGTGCAGCGTGAAGATGGGATGTGGACTGAATCGCGCGGCACAGGCGCATCTCGTGACGGCGTGCGGGGACATGTACGCGATGCCGACAACGGAGATGGCGGCACCGACGGGCAGCGACACGTGGCTGCGCGGAAAGTTGGATGAGAAGCTCCGCTCGACGGTGCCAGCCTACGGCGGTGTGGTCGCGGTGTTCACTGGCGAGAAGCGCGTCGTGTACCGGGCCTCGCTGGACGGCAAGAGCGAACAGTATGAGCAGCGGTTCACGTTTGGTGACAGCGGAGAGCCCGAGTTGCGAGGCGCACCGAAGGGAGTGTATTCGATAATGACCTATTCGACGGCAGCGCAGAAGACGTTCGCGAAGGCGTTTCGGTTGGCTGGTGACGTTCCTGGGCACGAGTTCCATGGGAACCAGTACTCCGGAGGCGGCGGTGGAGGCGGAGGAGGCGAGAAGGTGCGGAGGCGAGAGCGAAAGAGGCAAGCAGGACGTTGAGAGAGCACATTCGTTGAAAAGGAGGCGTGCATGAAGACGAAAGGTGAACGTATCAAGGCACTCGTGGAGAACCCACGGAGCCCGTTCGTAGAGGACGACGTGGTGTTCCTGGAGGGTCTGGAGGACTGCAGGCTGACGTCCCTCGAGGCACACGCGGCGGAGCCGGAGGCGTCGGTCGAGCCAGAGAAGTCCGAGGACAAGGACGCTCAGGTGCAGATCGAGGCGTTGCAGAAGCAGCTCGAGGCACTCAAGACGGCGTCGGCCAAGCCGCGCACCGAGGAGGAGTATCTGTCCGACGCTCCGGACAGCGTCAAGCAGATCGTGACGTCGTACAAGATGGCGCAGGCCGCGCGGCGGGCAGAGCTCGTTGGCAAGCTGAAGACGGCGCAGTCCGTCTATAGTGAGGCTGAGCTCTCGGCCCTAGAGTCGGAGCATCTGGAGAAGCTGGCGAAGATCACCACCGCGAGCGGCAAGGCGGACTTCGGTCCGGCCGGCGGCGCTCATAAGGACGACGAGAACGTAGTTCCTGCCGCCCCGAATTTCCGTGAGCGCGTGCTCGCGGCTCGTAAGAACTGAAAGGAGAACTGACAATTATGGCACGCAAAGTCATCGCCCTACAGGGCGATCCTGTCATCAACGAAGAGGAGAAGGCCCTGGAGGCCTTGACGCCAGGACATCTTCTCGAGTACGGCTCGGGCGGTCTGCAGAAGTGTACCGACGATGCCGCCAATGTCGCACCGATGTTTGCACTGGAGCGCGACGAGATGGGCAAGGACATCGACGACGCCTACGCCAGCGGAGACTACGTCAAGTGCGGAGTCTTCGCTCCCGGTATGCGTGTCTATGCGCTGCTCGCGTCTGGGCAGAACGTAGCGAAGGGTGCGTATCTCACGGGCAACACGGCTGGCTTGTTGACCGCAGGCAGCGTTGCAGCGGGTATTCGTACGGCGCAGGCATTGGAAGCAGTGGACGCTTCAGGCTCAGCTCCGGTCACCGGAACTCGTATTCGCGTTCAGATCGTCTGACGCGATTAGAAAAGGAGAGATGCAAACATGAGTGACTCCGCAAAGGTGAGCTCTGGCCGCGAGATGAGCTCGAGCTTGGGTGCCTCTGGACGTTGGGCCGGCGAGCAGTTCCTCCGGGCACTGAACGCTGGACAGCCAATCAGCCCACAGGTACTTCGTACTCTAGACACTCTTCGCAAGGACGAGTGGAAACACCTCGATGAAGCACTGGTCGAGGAGGGTGTCATCCGGCTCCGCGGTATTGCAGATCTTATCGCAGCAGGACTGACGATCCCGGTTCCGAACGCCATGGGAAAGACGCTCGTGGAGTTCGAAACCATCACGGACATGAACGACGCGGACGTGTCCCTCGGAGGAGTTGGTGGTACCGAGGACGACCGTGTCGACTTCGCGTTGGATGGTATCCCACTGCCCATCACGCACAAGGATTTCAAGCTCAATCTGCGCACGCTGACCGCGTCGCGGATGCGCGGCGAATCTTTGGACACTACACAAGCTCGGATCGCAGGTCGGAAGGTCGCTGAGAAGCTGGAACACATGCTGTTCAACGGTGGCAAGACTTTCGGCGGCAAGACGATCTACGGCTACACCACTCACCCAAACATCAACACACAGGACTTCGAGAACAACGAGGCGTGGGACAACGCGTCCAAGGATGGTGCGGGCATCCTGACGGACGTTCTCGCGGCGCTCACCAAGCTAAAGGCTGATCGTTTCTACGGACCCTATTGGGTCTACATCCCGAGTACGTATGACGTCACACTCTCGAATGACTTCAAGGCCAACAGTGATCTGACTATTCGGCAGCGCTTGCTTCTGGTGGACGGCATTGCGCGTGTGACGACGGCCGATCAGCTGGCTGACGGCAACATTGTCGTTGTTCAGGCCACGCGCGACGTGGTGGCGCTCGTGGATGGCGAGAACCTGCAGACGGTACAGTGGGACATCGAAGGCGGGTTCGTGGTGAAGTTCAAGGCGTTCGCGATTCAGGTGCCGCTGATCCGGGCCGACGTGGCTGGGCGCTGTGGCGTCTGCATCATCAAGCAACTGTAGGAGACCTAGGGCCGGATCGTCGCTCCGGCCTGACGGCTCTCTGCTGACATGCGCGCGCCGGACATTCGGCGGTTGGCGGAATGAAGATGAAGGGAGGGTGATACTTTATGACGCTCGTTACGACTCCAGGCGCGGCCGACGCGGTCAGTTACGCGTCGGTCGCAGAGGCGGACGCATATCACCTCACGCATCTTTACGCAACTGATTGGGATGCTGCATCCGAGACGCAGAAAGAGGCTGCCCTCGTGATGGCTACTCGTGTCCTTGACGCTTCGCCGCGTGCGTGGCTCGGCGCAGCGTCTGTGGAAACACAGGCGCTCGGGTGGCCTCGCACGGGATTAGTGAATCGCAATGGATTCGCTATCGCGTCGGGCGAACTACCTTCTGCGCTGAAACAAGCGACAGCGGAGTTCGCGCGACAACTTCTCACAGCAGATCGGACGGCTGACAATGCGATTGTCTTGCAAGGCATCGCGAGCCTTTCGGCTGGACCAGTATCGTTGTCGTTTCGGGATCGTGAACCGGAATACTTGGCCATCACAAGAAAAGAGTCCTTGGAGGCCGTGGTGCCAGATGCGGTAATTGCTCTGCTGGTGCCGTCGTGGCTGAAGGATCCACGTGACGAGGACGACGAATACTCGGGGTTGATCTTCGAGAGACTGCAAGTGGACGAGTAGATGGCCCTCGATACCACGATCAAATCGGCTGTTGCAGTTGCGGCGAGTGTGACCCGTGATCTACAAGACATTGTCCAACATCATACATGGGTCTCGCAAGATGGACTCGGTGCGGCAACCTATCGTATCGTACCGCGACGTGCGTTAGTGGAACACAAGGTTCAGCTGCGGAAGCTGAGCGACGGGCGTCTGGTACCGGTGAAATCCAAGCTGACGCTTCTCGAGGAGGTCAGTGCGAATGGTGCGCCTGGGCGGAACGAGCCAGTTGATCCGCGCGACAAATTTGTTCTGAGCGACGGTAGCTCAGGGACGATCGTAGATGTGAGTGGGCTTATAAATCCGGGGCAGGGAAGGCCGTTTCTCGTGGAAGTGTTTCTTGGCTGATGCCCCGTAGCAGACGCCGCAGGAAAAACGATCGTCGACGTGAGGCCGAACAGCGTCTCGCGGCGCGGATGGTTCTGCAACGACAACGCGAGGCGGAGAAAGCAAAGCTCGAGCGTTACGTGAAGGCAGTGCTCAGACCAAAGGCGGGTGAGGAGATCGCGACACACGACGGCCGAAAGTATTTAGTGGAAACCGATGGTTCACTGCGCCGCATAGAGGGAGGGATGTTGTGAGAAAGTTGCTCTGGGTCGGCGATGCTTGCGTCGCGACCGGATTCGCAAAGGTGACACACCACGTCTTGGATGTGTTGCGCAAGACATGGGAGGTTCATGTCTTGGGGTTGAATTATCTAGGAGATCCACACGAGTGGCCATACAAGGTCTACACGTGCTGGCCCGGAGGGGACGTGTTCGGCGTGAAGCGTGTGAAGAGCATATGTGAGCGCGTCGAACCAGATCTGGTGGTGATTCAAAACGACCCATGGAATGTTCCAGCGTATCTGGACGAATTCAAGGATAAGAACGTTCCTATCGTGGCGATCATGCCCGTAGATGGGAAAAACTGTCGTTCAGACAAGCTCGAGGGACGTCTGACCTTGGCGATCTTCTGGACACAGTTCGGGATGGACGAAGCGCGTGCAGGAGGCTACTCTGGTCGTGCGGCGGTGATTCCGTTGGGCGTGGATTTGGAAATGTACAAGCCAATCCCGCGAATAGAAGCGAGGAAGGCTCTCGGATTACCTGAGAAGATTAATGACGCATTCATCGTGGGAAATGTCAATAGAAATCAACCACGTAAGCGTCTTGACCTTACGATCGAGTATTTCGCAGACTGGATACGACGTTATCACAATGACGACGCATATCTGCTTCTGCACGTTGCTCCGACTGGCGAGGCTGGTTACGACATCAAACAGCTGATGCGTTACTATGGATTCCGCGGAGAAGAGGGCAAGCGTTTGATTCTCATTGAACCCCACATTGGCTCGGGTCTTCAAGAGAATTTCATGCGAGTTGTCTACTCATCGATGGACGTGCAAGTCACCACTACGCAAGGCGAAGGATGGGGCCTTACGACTCTGGAAGGAATGGCGTGCGGAATACCGCAGATCGTTCCGGAATGGTCAGCGTTAGGTGAATGGGCGAAGGACGCTGCTTGTATGATTCATTGTCCAACGAGATCAGTTACGCCATTTGGGATAAATGCGATTGGTGGACTGCCGGATCAGACGGCATTTGTATTGGCGCTCCAATCACTGTACGCACGTGATTCAGTCAGACGGCAGTACAGAGATCTTGGTCTGGCGTTAGCGGCAGAGCCACGCTTTTGTTGGCGCGATATTGGGGAGCGGCATGCCGAGGAGTTTGAACTAGTGATGGCGGAGCGGAAAGTTGCCTGAAACTTTTCGACAACTGGCTAAGAGATATCCTGATGCTGCGCGCCGAGCGCTCTATCGGCAGGCGGAGCTCATAATGGCTCGCAGCAAAGAGCACTTTGTTCCCGTGAAGGACGGAATTTTGCGTGGTTCGGGGTATGTTGAGCTGAATGCTGATGGCGAGTTGCGCGTGACGCTCGGCTTCGGTGGTCCAGCCGGTGCGTATGCTGTGCCACAACATGAACGGCTGGACTATCGACACACGGTAGGGGAGGCGAAGTATCTCGAGAAGCCGTTGATGGCTGCGGCGTCGACCCTCGCCGCAGACTTAGCCGCAAGCATCCGTGAGGAGGTTGGGGTGTGACACGCTATCAACGTATCAAGCCTCTGCAGACGCCGTTCGACCTAGGGATTGATGAGCAGGGACGCGCGATGGTGGTGTTCAATGTGATTGCCGAGAAGTCGCCGTCCGCCACGCTAATCGAGGAGTTAGTTGCCCTTCTCGTGGCTGCTGGGCTCGGCACGTTCGGCACGACTATCTTCGGATCATCTCAGGCGTCGATTCCGGCGGGTGACGGGCCATATATCACGATCGTGGAGACGGGTGGGCCGGCTCCGAGGAGCACGCACAACGTCGTCAATGCGTATGAGCAGACAACTGCACAAATAACGACGCGTGCTGCCACATACGCAGCCGCGAGGAGCCGAGCCAGGACAGCCTACGGAGTCTTGGCAGCGGTCGTCAATAGGGACGTTTCTTCGTAGGAGGGAGATATAGATGGGAGACAAGGCACAATCCGCACAGGGGACGTTGATCGCAAGGGCTCCGGCGGCCACGCCGGCGACTTTCACCACGATTGGCGAGCTTCGAAACATCACGCCTCCGCCGTTGATGCGCAATCCTATCGAGATGACCGCGCACAATGACAGCGAGGAGACGTTCGTTGTCGGTATCAAGCGTAAGGGTGAGCTGAAGTTTCAGATTGGTTTTGCGCCGTCCGGCGAGTCCACGCACGACCACTCCACGGGGCTCATCTCATCGTACAACGCGGGAACGCGCGACGTCTGGCGCGTCACGTACCCGGACGGCAAGCAATGGCTCTTCTCGGGGTATGTCACGAACGTCAGCGTGTCGGCTCCTGTGGACGAGGGGCTGGTCGCGGACGTGACCATCCGGCCAACTGGCACAATGCAGTTTGCGTAACTGGAAACGACTTGGCGAAGGTTATCCGCGCGAATCGCGCGCAAGGAGGGAAGTTGTGGGCAGCAAGATTCTGAGTGCTGCGGAGATTCTCGCGGCAGATGATCTGCAGACCGTGGACGTGGAGGTTCCTGAGTGGGGCGGAGTCGTAAGACTCCGCTCGCTCACCGGAGAGGAAATCAGCAAGATCATAGACGCAACGTCTCAGCGAGGGGCGGATCGCGCTCTGCAGATCGTGGCACTTTGTGCCATTGATGAAAAGGGTGCGACTTTGTTCACCAGTGAGCAGCTCGCGGATCTTCAGAAGAAGAACCTCAAGGTGCTGCTACGGCTGCAAACCGCAGCAATGCGGCTCAACGATCTGGACGCAGGAGGAGAAGCTGAAGCAAAAAACGACTGAGGCGGGGCAACCTGCGGCGCTTCGCGTATCGCCTCGCCTTGGAGCTCGGTAGACCAAATGTAGACACGATGTTGAGTGAGATGACGGCCCGTCAGCTCATAGAGTGGCAGGCGTTTTCTGCCCTCGAGCCGTTTGGGGTGGAACACGCACGCACTGCACTGGGAATGATTTATCAACTCCTGTTGAACGTGCATCGAGATTCAGAGAAACGGAGTGAGCCTTACCGCCTCGAGGAGTGCTTAGTCGGTGCGGGAGATCTACTTGGTTCGGCAAATGCGAAACCTGCTGCACGCCAGTCTTGGCAACAGATGCAGTTGATCGGTCGAATGATGGCTTCTGCTACATGGTGATGATATGTCTGTGAGTGTGGGTGATCTCTACGCGACGCTCGGGATCAAGGACGAGCTCACTGCGAAGCTGGGCCGAGCGGATCACGAGCTTGACAATTTTCAAAAGCACCTGACGCAGACTGGAGAACGAGCACAGATCATTGCGAAGGAAATCTCTAACAGTAATGAGAAGTGGGTAGATTCACTTAGTCGACTGTCGGAGGGATTCAAGAATCTCGGTGTGGAAAAAGCCACCGAAGACATGAAACGACTCGCACAGTCGTTTGCAATTGGAAGTGACATTGAGCCGACAGTTGCTCAGATACGTTCTGTCGGTCAGGAGATTGATCGTCTGCGAGCAGCCGGAGCAGAGGTATCTCCGTCCCTGCAAGACGTATATAGGCGATTTCAGGAGATGGGGGCCAGTGCGGAGAGCACGCTGGACCCGCTGGAATCAATGAAGAGTAAACTTCTTCAACTTGCCGCGGGTTGGGTGAGCTTTCAAGCTATACGATCCGTGATCTCAGACACTACCGAGTTTGGGTCACGAATGACGGATCTCGCCGCGAGGGTAGGGCAGTCGACTGACTCTCTTCAACGCATGGCTTACGCCGCAGACCAGAATGGCTCTTCGGCTGAGCAGCTTGCTATGTCCATGGCTAGGCTGACACGCGGGGTAGAGAGCGGACAGCGAAGTGTGACTAATGCAGTAGACAAGCTCGGGCTGTCGCTTACGCATTTGAAGTCCCTCGAGCCGGAGAAGCAGTTTGAGACGATGCTGATCGCCCTCTCACAGTTGCCACGTGCAACTGAACGAACGTCTATTGCGATGGAGTTGTTTGGGCGCGGTGGAGCGGCATTGGTGCCCGTGGCTCAGCAGCTCGGAGCACTTACAGAAGAAGCCAATCGACTCGGAGTGGTGGTTAGTGCGACTACGATCAAAGCCGCTGACGACTTCGGGGATGCACAGACATCGTTCTCGAAAGTTGTACAAGCATTCAAAGCAGACTTTGCGGCCGAGTTGCTTCCAACACTTACGAGCGGCTTGAAGGCAGTTACTGAGATACTGGCTGAAGTCAAGAATGGGTTTGAGACGCTGCCAGAGTCGCTTCGTGAGCTGATTGTAGCCGCTGGACTGGCGACGGCAGGCTTTTTCGCATTGCAAGGTGCGATGGCTGGGCTCGGTGCTCTTGGTCTTGCCCAGATTCCGATGTTGGCCGGAGCTATAAGCGCTCTTGGGGTAGCGACGGGCGCTACCGTTGCTATTGCCGCAACGTGGGTGGCGGCGTGGAAGTTTGGTGAGTGGATCTCCGAATCGCGGGGCGTGAGCTCTGTCATCCAGCATTGGGGCGAACTGTTTGGGATAGTGGACTCGAAGGCCGAGGCTACTCTCAGGAAGATTGAGAGTGAAGTGGCCCGCTCGAACGCCGCAATTCTCGAGGCGCGTAGGACGGCCGAGACTGGTAGTGGGCTCGACATTGGTGAGCTTTCTGAAGCGCAGATCAAGCATATGGAGAACCGACTGAAGATGTCGGAGTTGCTCCACAAGGCAGAGACGCGCCTCGGCGAAGAGTTGATCAAGTCGAGCCAAGCCGCAGACAAAATCACGCAGGCCTACCAGCTTTCAGTGTATCAGGCGGAACGTCAGCACGAAGCGGTTAAGATGCGTCTCAGCACAGAGCTAGCAATTAAAAAGCTCACAGATGACGACTATTTTCAGCAGCTTAAGATGGCGGAGGCAGAGTACCGCAGTACAGTCGCGTTGGCGAAACGAGTTTTGGAGCTAGCACAGGAGAAAGAACTCCGCGCTTCGATAGTCAAGTTCGTCAAAGAGCAGGAGGCTGTTGAAACGAAGCTTGCGGCATTAGCTGCGAAGTCTAGTGAGGCGCGCAACGTATTGCAAGAGAAGTTTGATTTGCCTGCGATCGAGGCTCAGACAAACGCTATCAAGCGGAAATACGAAGCTCTCAAGAAGGAGGCGGAGGCGCTCTACAAGACAGCCTACGAAGCAAGCAATACTACTCCAGAGATGGAGCGTTTGCTTGCAGTAACGCTCGCTAATTACGATGCATCCATGGCTTTGGAGTTGGCTCTTGGCAAAGAGGCTCAGGGGCTGAAGAGCATCAAGAGTGAGGCCAAAGAAGCAACGGACCGCCTTGCTGAACAGCTAGACAAATATTATGCGAAAATGGGCAGAGGCTTTGGTGAGCAACTGCTGGAGGGGCTGGGAAATTCGCTCACCAAGCTGCCCGGAGTAATTCAGTCAGCGATACAGGGTGGTGGGAATGTCGGCGCGGCGATCGGCGCGTCGCTTGGTGCCGACATAGGTCAGTCGCTCGGTACAAAGCTCGGAGGCATGCTCGGGAGCATGGGAAAGTTCCTCGGTCCGCTCGGCGCGATTGCTGGGTCTCTGGCAGGAAAGTGGCTCGGCGGGCTGTTTGGCGAGAAAGAAGTCAGCAAGGTCAACAAGATGCGCGATGCGTTTCTCGCGACATCTGGCGGACTTAAGGATCTCGAGAAGCGCGCGGAAGCGGCTGGAACTAATCTCAGCAAGCTGTTCAACGCACGCACAGTCGAGGCATATCAAAAGGCTGTTGCGGAGCTCGATGCTCAGTTGCAGGAGTGGTCGAAGATACAGACCGAAGCGCAGCAGAAGCTGAATGACGCCATCGACCGCTATGGGTTCAGTATCGCGGAGCTAGGGCCAACGTTCCGCGAGCAACGGTTGAACGAAATGGCCGCAAGTCTTCTCGAAGATTATCATCTCTTAACTGCGGCAGGCATCGAGCATAACCTTGTGACCGCGCGTATGACGCCAGCGCTCCTGGAGTACATTGATCTGGCACGGCAGAGCGGCGGACAAATTCCTCTTGCCATGCAGCCAATCATCGACAGCATGATCGAGCAGGGCTTACTGCTGGATGAGAACGGCACCGCCTATACCAGTGCTGAAGAGGCAGGTCTTTCGTATACGGCAACGATGACTGAACAGTTCCAGAAGCTAATAGAGAAAATCAACGATTTGGTAAACGCGCTTCTAGGAGTTGGTCGTGCCGCACCAGGACCTATTAACATCCCGATCAATCCTGTTTGGGGAGAACCAGATCGATCGAATACTCCTTGGAGAGGACGTGATGAAGAGGATATCGGATTAGCTGAAGGCGGCATTGTCACGCGTAGACAATGGAAATTAGTTGGGGAAAAAGGCCCTGAAGCTGTCATTCCCCTAGACCGCCTTGACTTCTTACTGAAACCGTCAGGCTCCTCGGGAGCTTCGTCTAATGGCGAAGTACCTTTTCACGTTGAGGTTCACGTTGGTCCGGAGAAACTTTACGATCATCTTTTCTCAGCCTCTCGCGGACGTCTCTTGCGAATACATGAGGATGCCATTGTGCGTGGACGACGCTGATGAGCTCTTCTTTTCTCTGGAATAACCTGGGGATCAACAGTGTGACTGTTCTCTCCGCGACCGCCACTGATCCAGATTACCCTACGTCATGGCTGCGCCTACGACAACGAGCAAGTCGTTGGCGCTCCTCGGTTGGGTGGACAGTCGTGACAGGATGGAACAGTAAGATCGACTTCAACCGTGGCGGAGTGAAGGTTGCGACAGTCGCTGCTGGAACCTACGTTACTGGCGCGTCTCTCGCAACCGCTATTATCACTGCCCTTGAAGCAGCCGATGCGACTCCCGTGTGGAATTGCACGTACTCGACCTCGACACATAAGTTCACGATTAGCAGCGATTTATCCTTCGTACTTCTCGCGAGTACTGGCACAAACAAAGCACTAGCGATTCTTCGCGACCTAGGCTATAGCGTTGCAGCAGATACCAGTTCAGCCACGAGCCACGTTGCAGCAGTTGCGAGCTATCAGAGTCGACACGCACTGCTCTTTGACATGGGCTCAGCTCAGGCAATTACTTCAGCAATACTTCTCGATCATAATGTCTCGAGCGCGCGCGTTGATGGAAATGCATCGGCACTTGCGACGGCTGGCGCCACTGGAACATTGACGCAAGAACTTGCGGGTGATACCGCGATTTTGGTGGCAACGTTCGGATCAGTGTCCTTTCGGTACTGGAGATTCCTACTTGACGCGGTTGAAGTTTCTGATGGGTTCACTGAAGTATCCGTACCGTTTTTAGGAACGGCAACGGCTATCGACTGTGGGATTCTTCTAAGAAACAATTCACGCGGTTGGCGGGATTTTTCAGGGCTCCAACGAGCACGTCAAGGTGCCGCTTTTTCACAGCCGTTGCAGATGAGTAGAGTTTGGAATGTGCAGTATCTAGTGGTCTCGCAGGCAGAACTAGATTCCCTCGAAGTTGCCTTCTCCACAACTCGTCGAGGAGTACCTTTCTTCTGGATGCCAAAATCCTCTGTACCGGGAGAAACCTACTACGCATTCACTGAAGCTGATTTGTCCGCACGGTCTAATGAAACGGAAAGTCCGACTTGGGACTTATCTCTACAGCTTGAGGAAATGCCCGAATGAATGGTCGCCTAGGGCTAACGTCTGGTCTGCGGACCTTCTACGATCTTCTGAGCGAACCTGGCGCGGCTCGAACGCCGCTAGTCCAATTACGTCTCGGAAAACTTCTGACAGATTGGACGGTTCATTCCGGAGCGATATATGCTACTACGCTTGACGAGCAGCTCTCCGGTGCTCGACTAGACGTCGTAGGAGTTCGCATCTCAAGCGACACGCGAGGCCTTACTAGAGCTGATGTTTTGTTGGGACTAGTTGCTGGAAAGTATTATTATGATCCAGCAGAAACTACCCTCTATGTGCGCCTATGGGATTCCTCAGATCCTAGCGCCATACTGATACGCGCCATGCTTGGCCTCTGGGTTTCCACTAAGGGAGGCGATGTTCCCTCAATGGGGCCTGAACTTTTATTGAATGGTGACTTGGCGGATTGGACTAGCGCAAGTGACGCAGGCGACTGGGCGGAAGTTTCCATTACGCGAAGCACCATCGTTCCTGGTCCGAGGCAGCCTTACTCGGCTCTATTGGGAAGTGGTTCTGAAGCGCTTCAAGGTGTACCTCTCGTAGACAACGGTCGATATCGGTTTACTGGTCTGCACCGTGGCTCGGGACTGAAGGTCGTCGTTGAGCAAGGCGGTGAATACATCAGCGGGGACGGCCGCAACATCGGGGACGTCGGCCGCGAGCTGGCCGCCACGGGCGACGAATGGCGTCGCTTTGAATTTGAGTTCGTAACGCCAGAAGGGCCAGGGAACCTAATCCTCAATCCCACGGATGAGGACTGGCCGCCGATAGGGGTCTCGCTCTGGAAGCGATTCTGGTCCGACGAGGCGTGGGGCGTCTCTACCGGCACGCGTTGGAGCACGCTCAGCGGATACCACAGCAACGGCGGGCACAACGGCAGCTCCTCGGCGTTCGCGCCTGGAGGACGGGCAACGGCAGAGCTGTGGCAAGAACGCACGGTTCATTGGCTCGCGCCGATGATCGACGCTGGCGAGGCCGTGTTCCGGTTCTCGGCGTGGATCATGTCGTCGGATCCGGCAGAGCAGCGCATCGAGGTCGAGTATCGAGACGCGCAGAACGGTACAGTTCTTCACACGGATGATACTGGGTGGGAAACGACGGACACGGCCGGTGAGGGTGGTGATCCATTCACGTGGGTTGAGCGTACCTTCGAGACGACTGCTCCGGTCGGTACTCGCAGCATTCGGGTGCGGCTCTCTACGAAACAGGTTGGGACGGCGTGGTGCCCAGCGTATTTCGACGACATCACGCTAACCCCTCCGATTAGGCTACGCAACCTCGTCGTGAACCCGTCAGACGAGATGGCGAAGATCAACACGAACCTCACGGGTTACTACAAGGGATCAACGCAGGGCTGGGTCGACGGTGGTGCGTGGGGAGTGCCAGACAACAAACACTGGCAGTGGTACACGTTGGCCGACCCGACGATTGGTAAGAGCGGCTCACATTTTTTCCAAGCGGGCGGTCAGATCGGATCGCCGCCGCCGGAGCTGTACCAGGACATCGACGTGTCTGCGCTCGCAACGTCGATTGACGCAGAGACAGAGACGTTTTACTTCTCCGCGTTCTGGGGCACGTTGATCGAGGTCATCCCGCCGACCGACAACGCTCATTGCCGGATTAAGGTCGAGTACCGCGATGCTGGCGGCACAGTGCTCCACACAGACGACACCGGAGAACTCACACACACGATGCAGACCCCGAATGAGTGGAGCGAGGCGACGTTCGAGACCGTCGCGCCCGCCGACACCCGGACGATCAGGATCCGACTCGTACCCATCTACCACTACGGGACCTACGTCCACGGTTATTACGACGACATCACGTTGGTATCGTCTTCAGGAATTACAACAAACTGGACCGTTGGAGTTGAAGCTACTGACAATGGCTACGTAGCTGGTCTCGAGCTGCATCGCGTTTGGGCGTGGCAGACGGCTGAACCGCGACTCGCTGAGGGCTCACTGCCAACCGCTTACACAGGCACTTCTGATATCTTCTTCGGTGGAAAAAGAGGCGGTGGTGGCCAGTTAACCGTTCTTATTGGCGATGGGCTACTCGATGACCTTCTCTCGCGGCTTGATTTACTGGCTCAGGAAGTGGCCGTTCTCGTTGGCGGCGCTTTCGACGACGGACAGGAGCTGACCCTCGAGGACCATCGTTACTACCTAACTGGTATGATTCGAGGTGCTCGTTCCCGCGAATCTGCGAGCCTCCTCGAACTAGACATTCAGGACGCTCGAGAACTAATGTTCCGGCGTATTCCTCAGCGTAGCTACGCTGTTGACCAACAGGATCTCGAGCCCCGAGTGTATGGAAAACGCGTGCCTTTGCTATGGGGACACAAGACCAATCTGACGCTGGCTGGAATTAGGTACGCAGCCAACGGTTACCGAACCTATGAGATCTGCGATACTTGGTCAGTCCCTACTGGGATAAAGGCAGTCGACACGCTCTATTCCTACGTGGATCAAAATGCTGCCAACTTACTAGACACGACTCGGCGGTTTACTGCGACGGCAAGTGTCGATTACTCAGTAGATCTCATAGCAGCTACGCTGACCGTGCTGCGAGACGTAAGGGCGATAGAAATTATCCTAGGTCAGAATGACCGCCTGGACTTTTCCACTGGCAGATTGCCTCTTGTTGCAGCGCTCACTCCTGGTACGTATGGACCGCATGCGTTGGCAACCCTCGTGCAGGAGGCTCTCGGACGCGCGCTATCGGGCGAGGCCGGAGAAGATCTTGTCATTACAGGCTGGAGCTTCCTGAGCCCAGACGCTGATTATTATCTTGACAATGATCCAGTGCCGCAAGAGTGGGACGGTACGACAGACGATCTCAGTGACAACACTAGTGCAGCCGTCGCCATCACGTCTTCGTCGGTGGCGAATCCCTCCGTCATCACGACTCCCGCGGCGCACGGGCTGTCGACTGGTGATCATGTGACGATCTCCGGTCACACCGGCTCGACCCCGAGCATCAACGGCGAGCACGTGGCCACCTACATCAACGCGACCACCTTCTCGATCCCGGTCAACGTCACCGTGGGCGGAACCGGCGGGACATTCACAACCGAGTCGTTCATGAGCGTGACTGGGGATGGTACCGACCCGACAGTGGCGCGCTGTTTAGCCTGGACACTGGATCTCGTTGATCTGCCGGCAGCGGCAGTTATTGATTCGGTGATCCTAACTTTCCGCTTGCGTTACTCACCGATCTCACCAAATGTGGGAGCGTGCGACGCGCCACGCGTGTACATGAATCGTCCGTACGATGAAGCTGCTACGCTCCTCGAGGCGTTCACCGTCACTGACGAATGGGTCGACTACACGACTACCATTCCGGCTGACACGACAGGAGCGCTGTGGACGGCAGCTGAACTTGGAGTCACTCGTTTCGGATTAGCGTGTTTGCCTAATGAAGTGGCGAATACAAATATGGAGTGGGCGAAGCTCAGCGTTGTCGTGCGGTATTACCAACCAGAGAATACCGAGTTAGGACTTTGCGCGTACAGCGACACGACGCACAAGTTCACGGCGGGTCGCCAAGGTGGCACGACGCCCGCGCCAGCCCTGATCCGCGTGTACCCAGGCTCCGTTGTTCAAAGTCGCAATCTGAACAGTGGGGACGCGATGTCTTGGGAACCTTCGAGTGGTGATCTCGTGTCCACGCTGGCCGATGGGGACGATGCAACGCGAGTTGTTCCTACGGGACAATGGGGCGGCACGCCGCCGCTGACGTTCCTCCCGGTTGCGGTCCCTGGATCAGCAGCGCTTCCCGTGGCCTCAGTGTTGCTACACATGAGATGGTACAACGGACAAACGACCACTGACGATAGAAACAGATATCCAATAATGCGGTTCGTAGTCGCTATCAAGGGGGTTCAGGGGACCGTATTTCACGGCTCTAATCCGTTGCTGCTGATTGACACCATCCAAATTGAGAACAACAGTGGCGCGGATGGTTCACAGCCGGGTTGGATCGAGCGGGACTATTACATTCCAAAGCCTGATGGCGTATCGTGGACGTTAGGTGATGTCAATGCCATGGAGTTTGGCGTAATATCTCGATGGACAGATTGGACCTACCCGGACAACTCCCATCTCGAGGGCGTCCCGCCGCAGCTCGCAGAGTTCTACGCAACGATCGACAGCTTCTCGGGCCCAGGCTTCAATATCTTGTTGAAGACCGGGATCAACAAGGATCGCAGCGGTTGGAAAACCCTCGGATTTACAGACAGTGAGGACAAGACTGGCGCGCTTACCTATGAAGGTGACTCGTCGATTTTCCGAGACGCGGATCGAGACCACGCATTCCTGCGCGTTGATGCTCAGGGTTTCAAGGACGACGCGGCTGGCACTTATACCGGAACCGCTAACGCGCTGATCGAGTTAGGACCTGACATCATACGCCACGTATGGGATCGCTTCTTGCTGTTAGATCCTGGGCTGATCGATGATGCATCTTTCGTGGCTGCACGTATTGATGCGGCAGCGCCATTAGGAATTTACGTTGCTACCGAACAGAGTATTCTCGAGTTATTCGACGGCGTCGAGGTATCCACGCTTTCCGACATCGTAATCGACGCGGAGGGGCGTGTTTATTTCCATGCCTATCAGGATAATCTTGACGGTAGTGAGCAACAGATCGCGGCGCATGACATCATGGACTACGATACCGGGAGAGCAACCGAGGACGTATATCAAACGGTGATCGTGGAGTATGATCTTGACCCTACTACCGACCAGCCCAGAACGGTGCAGGGGGAGGATACTGCTATCCCATTTCTGTTCCGTCGGCCGGACCCGCGTGCTTTTTCGACCTATCTGATAAATGCGCTGGACGCCTCAACGCTGCGTGCAGACCTCCAGGCACTTGCCGGAGCCGCTCCAGCTACAATTGAGATACACTCGCTGGCGCTACTCGATCAGCGCGTTGGCAAGACGATACGTGTGACACTGCCCCGAGATCCATTTGCTGCTGGTGGCGTGCGAACCGCAGAAGCTCTGCGCATTCTTGACCTGCGACAAGACCTTCTGAATGGCAAGTGTTCAGCACGTTTGGTAGTACGCGTCTCGCGCTCGATGCATGGTCAGGTCAACAATGAAACTGAACTAACTGGGGCGTTGACAACTGGTATTTCCCTCTTGGGTCAGATCAACACTAAAACAGAGCTAACTGGAGCGTTGTATGAAATCGCGCTCACTGGCACGATACGTGAAAAGACGATTTTCAGCGGGACTTTGAGCTGAAGGGGGATAGGTGGGACTTAGCAATTTCGTTAAGAATAAGGTCATCGATCAGATTTGGCGGGACCAGGACTGGTCTCCGCCGGCCGATCTCTATGTCGCGCTCTTCACCGTCGCGCCGACCGATGCTGGTGGAGGCACCGAGGTAAGTGGCGGAGCCTACGCGCGCGTTCTCCATGGGCCTTCGCTCACCACTTGGAAGGCCACTCAGGGTGGGACGACTGGAGCTTCGAGCGGTACAAACGGCACGACGTCAAATGCCGGAACGATCACCTTTCCGGCTCCAGTCGGTGCTGCCTGGAACGTCATAGTAGCGTTCGGTGTATTCGACGCTATAGCGAGTGGAAATATGGTCGGCTGGGGAGTACTAACTACGCCCAAGACGGTCAATGACGGCGACCCTGCACCGGTCTTCCAAGACGGTGCGCTCGTTGCTACTATTACCTCAGCAAGCTAGGATGCCTGCGGAGTCTTGTAAGATCAAACCGATAACGGCTTACAAGTAAGCGCAACAAGTTCAATAAATCCAACAGGTTACAGGCAGTCTCGTCTGAGATGCACTCTTTTTTCACGGACGATAGATTGCCTGTATTAGGTCCTAAAAGTCCTTTAGAAGTGACTCCGGGAGGTCATTTGGCCGGCCTGAGGGAGATGGCGCACCGGTTTGTCGATTTCCGGTGCGCCTTCAGACGCTTCAGGCCGCGATGGCGAGCTGCAAGGCCTTCAGCTTGAGACGAGAGGCCTGCCCAAACAGGGCTGACTGGTCCGCCTGCTTAAGGACTCGGGGGGACGTGGCGGTGCGGGTGTGATCGATGTACTGCGTAACGGCGTTGTAGGCCGCCCACGCAGATTTGGGAGCGAGGTCAGCACCGATCCCCTCGGTGAAGTACCGGCGGATGTCGTCCCGCCGGAGCCAGGCGCGCTGTGAGAGCGTGGTGATGTCCTTGATCCCAAGGACCCCGTCCACGTACGCGTCGATGTTGGTGATCTTCTTGCGAGCGAGCTCAGTGAAGGTCTCTCCCGTCACCTTGAGCGCTTGGACGAGGTTGGTGACCATCGCCGCGACGACCTCGAGTTCCTGCACGGCCGTGCGGACGTGTACCAGCTTGACGATCGCGTCGGACTGGCGCTCGGCCACCGTGAGTGTGTTCTGGCAGACGACTCGGATCGGGGTGAGGCGCGCGGTGTAAGGTGTCCAGCCGTTGTGGCCGCTCGTGATCAAGAAGTAACCCTCGACCTTGTCACCCGGAACGGGCTGAATGGAGTCGGGCAACTTGGCCAGGGCCCACACTCGGTCGCCCTTGCCGAGGGCGCCGGCGGTCTCGATGGTGATCCCGAACTCGCGGCACGCGGTGTTGAGCACACCGAAGGCCTCGTGGTTTTGGATGGGAACGTACTGGCTGGTGACCACTGCGAGGATCTCGCTGTCGCAGTCGCGCACAACGGCGCGGTGCGAGGTCTTCGTTGAGCGGAACTTGCCGTCGCTCTTCTTCACGAAGAGCGGCTCGAGCGTGACGTTCCAGTCGAGCGACGCGGCCTTGAGGGCCCCCTCGACGTCCGGAAACCCGAACATGGGCGTGCCCAGTCGGTGCCACGGCGTGGCTCCCTGGTAGGCCACCGCGGCCTTACCGTTGATGGTTGCGATGTTGGCAGTCATTGTCATTCTCCTCCTCACCCGGACTTGGGACCGGGTGTGTGCATTAAGCCCGCCGAAGCGGGCCCCCTCTGCGCTACGTTTTGTTGTGAACCTCGAGCCGGTCGGCCGGCCAGCACGAGGTGATCGTCGTGTTCTTACCGCGGCCGGTCACCCGGGCCCACAGCTTACCGTTCAACTCGTACAACTCAGCCACACGCCCGATGACTCCGCGTTGCGTGTGGCCTTTCCTCGGGATCGGCCGAACGGCGTCGCCGGCCTTCACCGAAGCACCACGATCTTACGATCTTGACTGAGATCACCCGGCTTGGGCTCGCCCGTCGCTGTGATTACTTCTCGAACATCCTCGAGCCCGTCGCCACGCTCGATAGTGATGAGAAGGAAAGGATCCTCGAGTTGTTCGAGCCGTTCGATGAGCTCTCTGACCCTCACTTGACACCCCCGAGGATCTTCGCGCGGTCCTCTTCAGAGAACCGCGCCAGGTCGATCTTGAGCGTCTCGGTGAACACCTCGACCGACTCGCGCCTACGAAGTTGCCAGTACCGGTCCCACTCCTCCTGGGTGGCGGGACACAGCAAGTGGCGGTGGCTGAGCGAGACGCCGAACCGCTTTGCGTCATCTTCGGGACCGCCGTGACGGATGTACGACTGGCCGCACTCACTGCAGAACAGCGAACCCCACGTCGTCTGCTTGGGCTTCCACGTGGTTCCCGGGTCGGTTCGGGTGCTCACTTCGCCACTTCCGTCACTTCCGTGCCCGCATGTCCGAGGCCGAACTTGCCGAAGCAACAGAACCCGATGTTGCCCTTTGGGCGATACACACCTGGCTCATCAAACCACTGCGCAAGGGAGCCACACACGCGGCGGCCGCATCCCTGACAGGTGCAACAATCGGAACCGCAGGAGCAAAACTCGCTGTTCCACTTGTGATTGACTGACTCGTGCTTGACTGGGACGTTTGTGGTCTTCTCGTTCATCTCGTCCTCCTTTGCCCGGACTTGGGACCGGGCCGTGCATTAAGCCTCGCCTCAGCGAGGCCCCCTCTGCTAGATGTACTAGCCGCGCTCGATCCTAGCGCGCGACTCGGCCCTGTGTCGGTCTGGGCCTCTTCGGTCTGGGGGCCGGTCGGTGTACCGCCGGGGCTTCCCTTTCCTGCTGGCCTTCCCCGGGGTCCTGGGGCCGGGTGGCCTTCCTTGTTGTCCCTGTCTGACAATATCAATCTATCAAAGTTTTAAACTAATGCAATAGAAAAAAGCACAGGTATGCATTATTCTTGTAAGTAGTTGAAAAGCCGAGAGTTGTATGAGTGAGAATTTCACTCGGTGCGAGTATCGGTGCTCATTTACCGCTAAGTAGTTGAAAAACCGAGAGTTAACGTAAGCTGAGTCGCTACCTTATCTAATACGCGGCCAGCCTAGCGCCAGGACCCGCGAATGGTACGCTGATGCTCACAAGCTTACGGACGATGGTTACTACGTCCAATTGCGGAGGACCTCCTTCTAAGTGACCCTAGACGAGTGCCAAACGACGAGCACCAGACTGCACCAGACCGCATTTAATGTGAGAACCGCAGAGAATTCGTCGTCTAGCGTGTAAACTTAAGCCCCTGGCACGCTCTGGTGACTGACAGAAAGTGTCATCACCATACTCGTCCAAAATGCGGTAGTTACGGTCGGACGTAGTAACCGTCGTCCGTCTTGAACGAGTCCTTCTAAACCCTGCTAAAGATTTTATACTTCAGGCCACCTTTTCTATTGCATCAGATGATCGACCGATATACATTTAACTGTGACGGTCACTAGCGATCGTCTAAGGAAGGGAATGATGACGGAGAATCCAGTGCCGGTCGTGTCGGTCAAGCCGGTCAAGAGCTTCGCTACCTCGCTGCGCGGCGAGGGCGGAGCCGTCGCGCGGGCCACCGCGCTGCGGCGCAAGGACGGGTCCTACACGACCTTCGTGGCCGTGTGGGACGGGAAGAAGAACGCGGAGGGCAAGCGAATCACCACCCGGGGCGCCACCGCGTCGTACCCCACGCTCGAGGGAGCCCAGGGGGCCGTCAAGAAGCTGGCCGCGGGCCTCGTGGCCAAGGGCTGGACCGAGCACAAGGGCGGTGGCCGCAGCTTCGCGGCCCGCGCGGACGCTTTCGACGCGGCGAACCTCCCGGCGCCTCCGAAGCACATCAAGAAGTAAGCACCCAACGGGTGGGCGGGTTTAGTTTAGCCCGCCCATTTTTTTGTTGACAAGTTAAAAACTTCTTGATAAAATGGTCTCGTGAACGAGCACCAGGCCGAAGCGCTGAGGCGAGCGGGCGAGGGGGCACGGTTCGTCCTTCCCCAGTTGGCCTCACCGATTCGCCCGGACGACCTGGCGACGGGCCAGTGGGTCGCCGAAGAGAAGTACGACGGCCACCGCATCTGTGTTTCCGTCAACGATCCCTCCGTAGGCCTTGAGGGTCGTGGGACGGTGCGGGCCTGGAGCCGGAACGGAATCGAGCGGGTCTTGCCGCCTCACGTGCGAACCGAGTTGGCACGGTTGTCCTCGGGAACTTACGACGGTGAGCTCTACGCGCCGGGGAAGCGGTCCTACGGGACCGCGGCCTTAGAGAACGAGGCAGTTCTTGAGCTGGTGATCTTCGATGTGACAGACCTCCTCGGGCGCGACCTGACGTGTTACCCCGACGCGCAGCGACGGGAGTTCCTCAAGGTGATCTTTGCACGACCCGAGTTTGCTGATTTGCGGGCCGTGCGGTTGGCCTGGCGCCAGCCGATCTCCTCACTAGCCGAGGCCGAGGAGATCGCAGTTGAGGTGATGGCCCGCGACGGTGAAGGGCTGATTCTCAAGCGGGTCGACGCACCCTACGTTCCCGGCAAGCGGGCGCGAGCGTGGATGAAGATCAAGGCCCTGCGGACCGCGGTTCTCACCGTCGTCGCTTGGCGCGAAGGCCTGCTCGGGCCGCACAGCGTGGCCGTGCTCCGCGATGACGAGGGCCACGAGACGACGGTCAAGTCCGCGGGTGGTGAGACTGTGGGCTTGGCGAACGTCGAGGCCAACTGGCAGCGATACCTCGGGCGTCGCCTGAGGATCGAATATCAGGAGCGCACCCCGGACGGCGGGTATCGCCACCCTAGGTGGGACAGGTGGGAGGACCAGTGACCTTGCAGTGGCGAGCAGAGAGGGGTTTCAGCATGCGTACCGGCCCGCCGGTGGAGTGGTCGGCCCCACGTCCGGACGATGCGCGGTGCGCCTGTGAACACGCCTGTTATCTGCACGACGACGGGCGCGAGGCGTGCTTGCTGTGTGCCTGCAAGGCATTTACGAGGAGGAGGAGGAGGAGGAGTCATGACCAAGTGTAACAACTGCGGCCAGCTGTTTGACGGCGGGCGAGCCGGAGAGTACCGACGGATGGGGGAATGGCTGGAAGAGACAGAATAATGGACTCCCCGATCGCGCGCATCAATCAGGATACGGGATGCCCGGAGCTCGTCATCCGCGAGACGGGCGAGGTTATCACCTCCAGTTACGTCGGCCTGGCAGCGGTCCAGGATGGCGGCGTGACCTACATCTGCGCCTCCCAGTTCTGGGAGGGGGTCCTTCCAACGGGCGTCCTGCTCAAGGCGGTGGTGGTTCGATGACACGCTCCTTCGGACCGTGCCTGTGTGGTGATCCCGAGTGTCGGCGTTGCTTCCCGGCGCAATCTCCTGCACCCTGCCCGTGCTGCCAGCATATCGTCAACTGTCGGTGCGAGTGGAGCGAGAACTCGGACGAGGACGGCGCCGACTACTGTGTCATGCACGCGCCGCAGGAGGAGGTCGGATGAAGTTCTGGGACGTGGTCGCCACCCTTCAGGGCGGCGAACACTGGATGACGGTGGTGATTGCCGACTGTTCCAATTGCGCCTCTGACATAGCCGTGAAACGGCTGTTGGTCCAGAGGCCCAACGCCGAAGGAGTGGTGAAGGTGCGTAGCACTTCGCTGTGTCTGAACTGAAGGAGGGACGCGATGAAGGAGCAGGTGCGGGCCGACGAGCTCAACCGGAGCAACGCCGAGCTCGGAGAGAGGCTGAGGCAGCTCGGAGAGTGCGTCGCCGCGAGGGACGGGGATGTGCGCAACTTGCAGGAGATGCTCGACGTCGCCTTGAGTCAACTCGAGGAGACCAACAAGCAGCTCGAGGAGACCAACAAGCAGCTCGGCGAGGCGCTGAAGGCTGCGGACGAGGAGATCCACGACCTCAAGGTCAAGCTGATCAACGCGCGAGTGGAGGCGAAGCGCGAGCTCCTCGCGGGCATCCTGAGCGAGCTAGAGGCGGACGCCACACGGCCGAAGACCTACGAGGTCGCCACAGATCTCAATGACGTGGCCGGTCCGTCGGAGGAGAAGCCATGAAGGACCGCGCGTTGCGGACCGTCGGCTGCATCGGGCTGGCGTTTGTCGTCCTTGCCCTGCTCTGGATGTCGTTTCGATGAGCCATATTCCCAGCAGGTGGTGGATGGGCCGCTTGTTCTGTTGGCTGTTGGGCCGACATGACATTGGGCCTGGTCCAGACATCTGGTGTAAGAGATGCAGAAGGAGGTTCGCATGAGCACTTGCTGTTGGGTATTGGTTGGGATCGTGGTGCTCGTCATCCTCGGGATTCCTCTCCTCGAGAAGTGGTATTGGTGGTTGGAAAGGAGACTTCCGTGACTTCCACTCGGACTCCCGGCCACGCCTACTTCGTCCGGCAGGGTTTCCCTTCGCTCCACTGGCAGGTCATCCAGCTGGAGCAATGGCAGGCCGAGCTCATGAGGGAGCGCGGAGCGCCGATCTTCGAGACGAGCGCTCAGGCCCATGCCGTCGCTGCAGAAAGGAACAGGACGCGCACGGACCAGCTCGAGCTTGAGCTCATGAGGGAACCATGAGCGCACCCTCCGCCCGCGTTCTGGCCATCGCGGCCAAGCATGACGTGTCGAGGACCGAGGATCTGGACATCTTCCTTGTGCGCTCCGCCGGCAGCGGCAAGACCTACACAGTGACATTAGGCATCAGTGGTGTAATTGGTTCCGCACGGTGTGGGTGTGACTGGGCGGTGCATCGTGGCTCAGCTTGTTCACATGTCATCGCACTGCAGGACTACTATGCACCGAAGCACCCTGAGCTATTCCCATTCACACCTCCCGCGCCAACGTGGGCCGGACCGGAGGAGTTCTGATAATCATCCTCGAGGGCCCTGACGGTTCAGGCAAGACCACTCTCGCACGCCGGCTGTGCGAGGATCTCACCCTCGAGTATCACCACGAGGGAGTTCCACCCGCCGAGGTACCTCCGCTCGTTCACTACGGGCGCGTCCTTGAGGGCTGGCGAGGACGCAATGTGGTGTTAGACCGGCTTGCTCTCGGTGAACGCGTGTACGGCCCGCCGATCCGGGGACGGGACCGTCTAGGTGACGACGGGTGGCGCGTCTTTCGGCGGTTGCTCATCGCAACGGGGGCACGCCAGGTGATTTGTCTGCCACCCTTAGACCTGTGCTTCGAGCGCTGGCGAGCTCACGAAAAGCCCGAGCTGTTTCGTGATCCTGCGACGTTCTATCGCACTTACGCGGCCTACGGCTATTACATCGCGAGCAACGCGGACCAGCTGGTGTATGACCACGTGAGAGTGTCGTATGATACGTTAAAGTACGAGTTGGTCCAACCACGCCCACTGATCGAAGCGCCCGGCGTCATAGGGGACCCTCACGCGCTAGTCTCGTTAGTCGGAGACATTGTCAGCAACACCACGGGTCTGGACCTACCGTTCTTTAATAACGGCGGGTGTAGCCGCTATCTGACCGACGCGCTCGACCTAGCTGGCGTACTTGAGAGCGACGTGTTGTGGCTCAACTCACGGCGAGCAGACGAGACTGAGAATCGGCTCCCGCGTCTCAACGCGCGCGGTCAGTCGCTGCGGATCGTTGCACTGGGCGAGCGCGCCGCACGAGTCTGCGAGCACCAGCGCTTCGAGCGTGTCCAGCGCGTTCCGCACCCGCAATATTGGAAGCGCTTTCACCGCCACGATCTGGATGGATACGCGGCGCTCTTGAAGGAGGCCTGTGGAGTTTCATAGAGACGACTTTGGCACGGCCTGGTTCTACCTTCTTAGGAGCTTAACAGAGTTCGGCGACGTTCGATCTCCTCGAGGACTAACGAACCGCGAACTGATGAACGTTAGGCTAACCGTTCAGAACGGACTGCGCAACCTTCTCGTTCACCCTGCTCGCCGTCTCAGCTATAAGTTCGCCGTCGCAGAGTGGCTGTGGATCTGGTACGGTCGCGCTGACGTAGCAACGATCGCGCGGTACAACCGGCGCATCGCTGACTTCAGCGATGACGGCATTACGTTCAACGGTGCGTACGGCACACCCGTGACGGTGCAGTGGCCTCGAGTCCTCGAGGCGCTGAAGACGGACCCTGACACCCGGCAGGCGGTGATAGCCATTTATCGTCCGCCTACAGGTCCGACGAAGGACGTGCCGTGCACGATCTCAGTGCAGTTCCTGCTGCGCGACAGCCGACTCAACGCTGTCGTGACGATGCGCAGTTCTGACATCTGGCTCGGGCTACCCTACGATTTTTTCAACTTCTCAATGTTCACAAACATCTTAGCCGCGCAACTGAGCGCGCAGGTAGGCTGGGTATCGTTTAACCTCGGCTCGAGTCACCTCTACGACATCAACCTCGAGGATGCACGGGCGGTGTTGAAAGCGCCGGATTCCCTTGAGATCGTGGAGTCTCCGCGATTGACCGAACCGCCACCGACGTGGCTCGAAAAAGTGCTAACTGGTGAAGATGAGATACCGATTAGTGCTCCGTTCACGTGGACGACTTACAGCCGAGCTTTGACAGACCCTATGCCGCTAACGCTGTTGAGAGCACTGTGAAACCTCTGTGGAGTCGCGGCCACAGTGAGGTAACGCTGACGAGAGCCTTCGCTCACAAGCGGTGTGAGGATGCCGAAGTTCAGGCGCGCTTTATGTCAGCGCACCCAGACGTCTTTGTTGAAGTCTGTTGGTACGACACTGGGCTGTTGGTGATGCCTCGGCTGCGGCCAGCGGACCCTACAGAGATCGAAGTCGCCTTGACCTCGGGGATTGAAAAACTACAAAGCTTGTGGCTTCGAGCTGCTCCTCATAAGGACTGGCGCGCGTCCTTGTTTCTTCACCTCAGGACGCTCCGGCCTAGCGCGTCTAAGCTGGTAGACGCACTTCCTGACGCGGAGCGTTCGTGCTGCATTCATGGTGACGCGACGCTCGCAAACCTGCTGCACGACGTTAGACGAGGTTGGGTCTGGTGCGATCCCCTTGAGCGATCCTACATACCGAACGACTGCCGCGTCGACCTCGGCAAGGTGCTACAATCGTGTTGGGGTTATGAGCGTGTGCTGATGGACGGCTGTGAACCTGAGTTCGACGAGTCTCTAGCAGCTAAGCTAACTAGCTTAGCTGGCGTCGACCTCGAGGAGGCGACAACGTGGTGTTACGTTCACATCGTGCGCTTGCTACGCTATCAGGAGTCCGAAGTGGCCGTTAAGTTTGGGAGAGTGTTGAGCCGTGTTGGTCTTTGATCTAGACGGTACGCTAGTCGACACGCGCCGCGCTGTCGAGGAGGCCTACGCGCTAGCCGGAGTGGTGCTGACCGACAGTCAGTGGGGGCGACCCTGGCACGAGTGGTGCGCGCGCGGGGCACACCAGCGGAAGGTAGCGGCATACCCAACCACGTTACGTCTCTATGCTAAGAAAACGGCTTTGTTCGACTATGCCGTCCTGCGCCAGTGTTACATTCTGACGAGCGCATCTCAGCAAGCAGTAGACGCCATCGAAGAGTTATTTCGGTGTCGGCTCAACGTGGCTTTCGTGAGCGCGACTCTTGAAGAAAAGATCACGTGGCTGTGCCAACGAGGAGAAGGAATTTATGTTGATGATAATGACGCCGCACGGGTTGTCATTGCAAAGAGAACACCGTGGAAAGTAATGAGCCCCGAGGACTTCCTCTTCACGCAATCATCCTTGCAGCCGGGGCTAACGATCGACTGAAGTCAATCGTTCCGACCTCGCTAAAACCGTTAATGCTCGTCAACGGTCGTCCGTTGATCCAGCACGCGATTCGACACGCACTCGACTGGTGGCACGTCAACGGGGTCACTGTCGTCGCGAGTCCCGACAACGTTAAGCCGATCTGTGATGTGTGTGACAACGGATTTAGGTATGTCATACAGCCCAAACCGTTCGGCGTGATAGACGCCATTGACCGGGGACTCTTTAACAGCCAGCACACGCTGATCCTCTGTGCTGACAACACATTCTCGCCGAATGAGATAGTACCTCCCGTTCTCGAGGCTCACTCTGCATTTATCGCGTCTCGTCAACTCGAGGATCGTCAACGCTTCACGAGACTTATTGTTGATGACTACGGGGCGGTGCTGAAAGTTATCGACACTAACGACCCAGAGCCGGGAGACTCGTGCTGGATCGGGCCTCTGCTATTGCCCACGAATCACTTACGAACGGCCTTGTATACCAGGGGAATAAGAAGCGTTGCTCAGTTAATCGAAGCGGCACACCCAGGCGGGCCGTTAGTCGCGCTGCCAATGCACTGTGAGGACTTCGGCATACCAGAGGCACTATGAAACGAATAGCGTACGCAAAGCTAGGCCGGTCCTTTCCTCTAATGTTAGAGAACGCGTCGAACGTCGGAGGCGACTCTGAGGTCATCAGGTTGCTGCACGCTTTGCGCGAACGCTACGAAGTTCACCTCGTAGGCCGCAACCAATGCGACGCGACCCTCTCTAACGTGGTGAACCACTGGGCGGAGGGCGGGGCATACTTCGAGTGCCCGCCCGCCGGGCGTGAGTCGACCGATCCGCAGTATCTCGCGTTCAAGGCGTTTCTCGACGAGGCGGTGACTAAGCTGCCACGGTTCGATGCCTGGGTTGTGTGGCTTGGCCAGCACGGTTCAAGCTTACACCCCATTCCTGCCGTTCAGGGCTGTAAGGCTAAGGACGGCACCACATCACCGCTGATTTCGCTAGTGAGTTACGGCTATCCCGTAGTGCACGCGATCAACGCACACGACGCAACTCCGATCTGGCTGTGCCCAGACCCGCGCAACACGGTAAAGTTTAGAGACGTGTGGAACACTAAACAGAGACCTGTGCTGGCACAGTATCGGTGCAGTAAGAGCGCTACTTTTTACGACGAGCGAGACGGTCGCCTCAAGACTGGCTCGTACGGGTATCAGTATGCTGGGATCGAACTGCTGGCGGTACCGCCGTGCGACTCACTGAACCTCGAGACGCCGCGGCGACTCTTTGGGATCATGGTGAACGAGGGACGAACCGACCATCCCAACTCGCGACTCGAGCTGACACTAAAGTGGCTCAAGCCTTTGCCATTTGAGTGGGAGATCTTTGGCACGTGGACCCCTAAGAGTCAAGCAGTGCTAGGCCGGGAGGTCTATCCCGTGCCGCTAACGACTGTCAATGCGGTGCTAACTCGGTGGAAGACTACAATCACCTTCCCGGCGTTTAATACTGGGTGGGCAACGGCAAAGCCATGGGAATGCTTCGCCGCAGGGACACTGTGCTTCAGGGCTTCGAAGTACGATGATCAGAACCACATCTACGGCCCGATGCCTGAAGAGCTAAGGAATTACCTCACGCTGTGGTCGCCTGAACGACTACGAGAGAGACTGGCCGCGCTCGACGACGCTACGTGGCAACGATATGCTGTGATGCAGTGGGAGTACCTGCTCGCTAGCCGCAAAAGGCTGGCCGATGGCGCCGGGGCCGTTCTGGCCGCTATTGAGACCTCCTCTACCAGCTAGTAGAGGCATTTGTATCGGAATCTGGCTAGAGTCTATCGTCTGAGTTTGAACTAATGCCGTCTGGACGCTTAGAACACGATGCCTACTTTACGGCCTGGTTGAGGCTCGTAGCCCAACGTAGTACGTGCGCGCGTCGGGCTGTCGGAGCGATCCTCATAGATAGGCGCAACCGTGTGTTAGCGACCGGGTATAATGGACCGCCCTCTGGCTTTACACACTGTACAGCCTCGCCTTGCCCAGGCGCTAATGACCCGCCAGGCGATACGAGGCGGTGCGAGGCAGTGCATGCTGAGATTAACGCGTTGTTGCAGTGTCACCGGCTCGATCTCGCGCACAAGCTCTACGTTACGTGTGCTCCTTGCCGAGCATGCGCTCTCGTGCTGTGTAATACCCCCATTCGTAAGATTGTGTGTACTGAGCCGTACGCCGATGTCGTAGGTGTAGAGTTGCTCGCCCGAAGTGGTATTCAACTTACTATTGCAACTGTTTAAAACTTGTGGTATAATAACAACGTGCAGCGAGATCTGTTCGAAGGTGTAGAAACACGAACGATGCCAGGTTGGAGACCTGATAGTCCTCCCACCTTGAGCGGCGTACGAGAGGTGGCCCTCGACTTCGAAACGACCGGGTTGCGCTGGCGGGACGGTGATAAGCCGCTAGGCGTGGCGGTCGCGTGGCGAGAAGGCGAGAAGGTCGAGTCGCGCTATCTACCCTTCGGTCACAATGGTGGCAACCTCGCTGAAGACGTGGTGCGGCGCTGGTTCCGCACAGAACTACGCGGCAAGCGTCTTGTGGGCGCTAACACCAAGTTCGATGCGCACATGGCGCACGCGTGGGGTGAGGACCTCGAGGACTTGAGTTGTACACTCGGCGACGTACAACACTATGCCGCCTTGCTCGATGACCACCGTCGCAAGTTCAACCTCGAACAGGTCTCGCAGGACTTTCTCGGACGTGGCAAGGTGAAGGGCGTAGACCCCTCGAAGATGCGTTACTATCACGCCGGTGAGGTGGCCGACTACGCACGACGCGACGCGACGCTGGTGATCGAACTTCTCGATGCGATGAATCCGCAACTCGAGGCGCAAGACTTACGCCATGTGTGTGATCTCGAAGACGAACTAATCTTCGCTGTGTGCGAGATGGAGCGTAACGCTGCGCCATTAGACATCACTAAGTTGCGTCGCTGGAACCTTGAGTCTGAACAGTCACTGATCCGAGCTTTGTGGCAGATCCACGAACTATCAGGAGTGAGTGTTAGTCCTGAGTCGAACGATGACTTAGTACGACTGTTTAGGTCGCGCGACTTGCCGCTCACACACTTCACCGAGACTGGCAAGTTTAGCTTCACCGATGAAGTCTTAGCGAGCGTCGAAGATGAGGCAGTAGCCCAAGTACGGCGCGCACGTAAGCTCAGCAGCCTACGCAGCAAGTACTTAGTGCCGTACCTTGCTGAAGTGCTACCTGACGGCCGACTGACCTACAACTTACATCAGTTACGCACCGACGAGGGCGGAACAATCAGTGGGCGCTTTAGCGCAAGCGATCGCAACATTCAGCAAGTGATGGCGGTTGAAAAGCAACGCGCGGCCTTCGGTGATCGCTTTATCGTGCGTGAATTGTTCGTGCCCGCGAGTGGCCTCTTCTACAAGGCTGACGCCGCGCAGATTGAGTACAGGATCTTCGCTCACTACCTTAACGATGAGAAGGTGCTTGAGGAGTACCGCAAAAACCCGCGTGCCAGCTTTCATAAGCTGATTCACGAGTTCATTGCACAGTTCAACCCGAGCATCCTCTACAAGGTTGTCAAAAATACGAACTTTTGCAAAATCTACGGGGGCGGGGTACGTAAGATCGCACTCACAGCGGGCATCACCGAGGATGCCGCATTTAAGCTCAACGCGCTATACCGGCAGATCATCCCCGGGGTGGACGCTCTCCTTGAGCGCGCGTCCCACGCGGCCGAAACGCGTGGTTACGTCAAGACGCTCCTCGGTCGACGTACTCGCTTTCCACAGCGTGAGAGACTTCACAAGGCACTGAACGGCGTGATCCAAGGCGGCGCGGCCGACATCATGAAGCGTAAACTAGTCGAGCTTCACCACGCGCGAAAGAACACCGGCTTCGTGATGCGCATGACTGTGCACGACGAGGTCTGCGGCGACGTGCCTGACATCGAGGCCGCGGCTCGAGTGACCGAGATCTTAAATCGTCAGTCGTTCGATTTGCGCGTGCCGATCCTCTGGGATGCTAAGACGGGTGCTAATTGGGCGGAGGCAGAGTGAAAGAGTCGGTCTACTCAAACGGCCTCGTAAAGATGCTTCGCTCACGCTTGCCTGGGTCCGTGGTGTTTAAGCACGCCGACGCGTTGACGGCCGGGATTCCCGACATCAGCGTGACGTGGAACGGCCGAACAACTTGGCTCGAGGTGAAGGTAGGCCGCATCGTTGGCCGCGGAGTGCAGGCGCTCACGATTCAGCGTCTCGCATTAGCTGGGCGATGTTGGTACGTAGTTTATAGCGGTAAGAGCGTTGTAACAATTGTCGATCCGTTAGGTAACGTAGTGGTCAACGGCACAGGCCACGAAACAGTAGTAGCCTGGATTAGGAGTCAGTCTTGATCACCACCACGCGAAACCAATTCATCGGGTTTCACGTAACTCGAGAGGTGAGAGAACGTTTACGCCAGGAGGCCGAAGAGAAAAATGTTTCTGTCTCTGCCTTCGTTTACTCACTGGTACTGAAGGTGCTCGGCATGCCCGATACAGAGAGGCATCAGTGAAAACGCTGATCATCAACACATACGGCGGTTCATTGCTGCTCGGGACGAGAGCGCTCGGCATCGCTGAGATCACCGGTTCCTATGAGGACGCTGGCTTCGGCACACCGATCCAGCGGGCTAACTTCCCAGAGATCGAGACTATCGCGCGGCTAAAAGACTGGCCTCAGCAAGACCTTTCAGAGACCGTAGTGCTCGCGCACCCCCCGTGTAGCGCGTTTAGCGTACAGAACAACTCAGAGACGGCGCGGGGGACCAACAGTGAAGCCTTCGCTTGCACTAAGCGAGTGCTAGATTATACGATGAGCAATCGCGTACTAGCTGTCGCTGTCGAGTCAGTGACGGGCGCGTTGTCCGGAGCGTGGGAGGTGCACCAAGCTTATGCAGACCGCCGCGATTACGACTTATTTCGGATTTTGCAGAGCGGTTCGATGTTCGCGCCACAGTGGCGTGAACGTTTCTGGGCGGTGTGGATGCGTCGAGGTGCAGTGTCTAACAGAGAACTCAAGCTTCGATTGGCCCCTACCTTTCAAACCGTCGCACAAGCTGTTGGGCCTCACGAAGACGGTCCGGAGTGTGGCAATACGGGAGTATTGCTAGGCAGACTGAAAGAAAAGCTGTTAGAGGCCGGCTGTACGGACGACGACATGTCATTTTTTTTCGATGCCGGCAATCACCCACAGAAAACGCAGAGCATCATGCGCGCATTTCAACGCCGAATATATGCCGACGATCACGATTTAATGATGACTAAAGAAGTATTGGGCAACTTCGGCAGCGGACAGCTGTGCTATCTCGAGCCGAGCGGACTTGCTCCTTGCGTGATGGGCGGCTCCTGGTTCTATATGAACGGACGCAATTTGAGTGAAGCGGCATACAAGCGAATCATGGGTTTTCCGCACGACTACATTTTTCCAGGTTCGAGCCGTAGAAGCATGCGCGTGTTTCTCTCAAAGGGTGTCATCCCCGCCGTCGCTACGTGGGTGCTCGGGCAGATTTTCACCAACCTCGGAGTTTCACATGCTACAGACTGCACATGCCACGGCTGTAAGCCCGGGTCGAGCTACGAGCTAGTCGTCGAGGCCAACCATATCGCCGATTTTCGCTACAACCGTAGACATTGGGGCGTGAGTTCTCTCCCCCCTATTCGAGGACACAGCGATGAAGACCGACTTTGAACTAGTAGGCGACTTTCACCAGAAGTTTGAACTCCCGACGATCGATGACGGACCTCCTCACGATATTCCCCGGAAGCTGATCGAGTTTCGGCTAAACTTCTTGCTCGAGGAGCTCCTCGAGTTAGCAAGTGGGTACGGGTACGCTTTAACGATCGAGTGGGCGTCCGGCGCTCAGCCCAAGTTCATGTTCTTCCGTAGGAAGTACGCCGAAACGAAATTGCCCGAAGTGGCAGATGCGCTGATTGACCTAGTTTACGTCGCTCTTGGCACTGCTCAACTTCACGCTCTTCCGTGGTCTGCGCTGTTCGCCGAGGTACAGCGTGCGAACATGACAAAGTGCCGCGCTGCGCAGGCCCAGGACTCCAAGCGAAACAGCACGTTCGACGTAGTGAAGCCTCACGGCTGGAAACCGCCTGAGATTGCTAAGATATTAAAAAAATCCGGGTGGAGGCCGTGAGCCTTTTTACGTTAGACCGACCGCTGGTATGTCTCGACGTGGAGACCACAGGCGTTAATCCACGCGTAGATCGCGTGGTCGAGCTCGGCCTGGTGAAGCTGTACCCGGACGGGCGACGCACAGCGTGGTCGTCGCTGTTTAATCCCGGCATTCCGATCCCACCCGAGGCCACTGCCGTGCACGGCATCAGCGACGCCGAGGTGGCCGAGGCTCAGCCGTTCTCCCACTGGGCTAAGGCGCTGACCGTCGGCCTGACGGGGTGCGACATCGCAGGCTACAACGTCCGCTTCGACGTGGCCTTCCTCTTCGAGGAGTTCAAGCGTTGTAGGATTGTACGCCCGGATCTGCTGGACGGTAGGCGGATCGACGCTTGCACGATCTTCCACCGTGCCGAGCCGCGCGACCTGTCCGCGGCTGTGAGGCGCTACCTGGGTCGCGAACACGGGGGAGCGCACCGTGCGCTGACCGATGCCCAGGCGACCCTGGCCGTCCTCGAGGCCCAGCTGGCCGCCCATGACCTGCCTCGCGACGTAGAGGGGCTGGACGCGATGCTGAACACTGTGCCCGAAGGGTGCGTCGACCCGGCTGGCAAGGTGGTCTGGCGGTACGGCGAAGCGACCCTGGCCTTCGGGCAAAAGGCTGGCACCAAGCTGCGCGATCTGGACCGAGGATTCATGGAGTGGGTAGTGCGGTCAGACTTTGCGGAGGCCACTAAGAAGGTGTTTCGGGATGCCCTCGAGGGCAGGTTCCCGACGAAATGATCTTCAAGGTCTTCGCCTACGCTCCCGGCTGTGGCGCCAGCGGCCTAACGCGCGCCGAGACGGTCCCGCAGGCGGGGCGCACAGTCGCTGCCGATTGGAGCGTGCTGCCAAGAGGGACGCCCGTGCTGATTCATGGCATCGGGCCGCGCGTGGTCGAGGACACAGGCAGAGCGATTCGAGGGCGAACGCTGGACGTGTTCGTCGGGACGTGCGGAGAAGCGCCGGCCATGACAGGTAAGCGTGAGGTGACGGTGCTCCCGCGAGAGGTGTCGCAGGCAGAGTACGATGAACTGCAAGCGGCTGTCCTCGAGGCGCGCCAGACGACGACGATGGTGAAAGTTCTGCCCGTGTCGGTTGTCCCGATAGAACGGAGGAGCGAGCATTTGATCGTGGCAGGGTGCCTGGTGCTGATCCTGTTGCTGGCAGTGTGGACGACGGCGTGGACGGCGGCGCAGATAGTGCTGCCGAGGAGGAGGGTGCGATGAGCGTTCCGCTTTGGGAGGTGATGCGCCTCAACTATGACCACCATCGGCGCATGGGCGAGCTGCACGCGCAGAAGGTCGCGGACGGGACGCAGGACGCGAGCGCGGCGGTGGACGATCTGTCCTATCGGGAGCTGCTGATGGGGATACCGCCTCCTGTGCTGGTGCTCGAACTCGGCAGCTCGGCCGGCGGGCAGTGGCCGTTGCTGAGACGGCTGCTGAGAACAGGCAGGATTCGCGGCGTCGACCTGTACGAGCCCAACGTCAGAGCGGCCCGACAGCGAGGACTGTCAATACGCCTCGGCTTCGCAGAGTGCCTGCCCTACGAGGACTCGACTTTCGACCTCGTCTGCTCCCGACACGTGATGGAGCACGTGGGAGACGTCGAGCGGGCGATTAGCGAGGTGCACCGCGTCCTCGTGCCTGGAGGATGGTCGGCACATGCAACGCCTGACTTGGGTGAGGACGGCGAACCGTCCCACCTGAACAGACACGGCGTCGAGTGGTGGGCGAAGGCTTGGGCCGAGGGAGGGTTTGAGGTGATCGGCGCGCGGCGCTGCGACTTCCACGGTGGTGAGGCGCACATCGTGGCGAGGAAAAGATGAGAGCGCGGTGCGTGGTCTGTGGGT